ATGGGCAAACTTAAAACAGCAATCAACAACGTAACTGTCTTTTTGGACAATGCCTGGACTATCATGGTCCGCGCCGCAGAGATAGTAGCGGGAATAAAGCTCTTTGGAGTCCAGTACATGGAAACCGCAATCGGGACTCTACCGATTGCACAAATCCTCGGAGCAATTCTCATTACTGATGTGACTGTCTTTGTTTATTCTCTGCTTCGCTCGCAAAGTGAAAAGAAGAGATGAAAAAGCATATCAGTATCACACCAGTTAGCAAACCGCGCATGACGAGAAGCGATAAGTGGAATGAGCGTCCGTCAGTAATGAGCTATCGAGCGTACGGCGACGAGCTAAGGCTGAAATTGCCAGGATATGAGCCGCCTGAAACGTTTACGATTGAATTTGCTCTGCCTATGCCAAAAAGTTGGTCGAACAAGAAGCGTAAAGCCATGAATGGACGCCCACACCAGCAGAAACCGGATATAGACAATCTGGTTAAGGCGTTTTTGGATCATCTCTGCGAGGATGATTCGTACGTCTGGAAGGTGTGTGCATCCAAGATATGGGCTGAGCACGGCGGAATAACTATCGAAACTTAAGGAGGAATCCGAGAATGGGGATCTTACAGCTTTTATCCAGAAAGAAAGATGACGAGTCTGAGCTTGAAATTCGCAGTGAGGACGAAGACTATACCGAGTGGCACGTCAAGCCAGATTTTGAAGCAAGAGACTTGTCATTAACCTTTCGGTCCCGATCTGATGCGCGCGATTATAAAAGACTGCTAGCGAAAAGCTTTTACCATATCCATTCAAAAATCATTCGCCGGGATTGGCAAGGCGGATTCATCCGAGAGGAGAAAGAGGTCGGATAATCACTAAACTGGTGCCGAAACCGGTTAAATGGCTTGGCGATGCCCACCCTTGCCAAGCAGCAGCCAGAGATAGGTAAAAATATGAACGATAGCAAGCACGTACACAAATGGGAGTGTCTCCGAGCAGATAAGCTTATTTGCCATAGATGTAATACGGTCGCGGAAATTGACACGTTAATTACTAACAACCGTAATGATGCTTATCTCAAAGCGAAGGTCGATATTCTGTCTAAGCAGTTATATGCTGGCGACCTAAAGAAAGATGCTCGCGAGAAAGCTTATGCGTGGCTGATGGAGCATAATCCGGATGCTATCAAGAAAGACGAACAGGTATCGATGCTATGACAAGAGACGAAATGATCAAGCGGATTGAGAGTACATTAAGACGTGCTGAACGCGCCATTGTTGAACTTCGCAAAGAGCTAAAGAGACTACGGAGCGAGGGCTAGGTTTATGGCGGTCGAGTATGTCCTGTACAAGGGAGAAGAGATAGTAGGAATAGGTACGGCTGATGAGCTATCTCGACGGCTTGGACTACGTCCGCAAACTATTCGAAGTTACTCCTCGCCTTCTCATATGCGCCGCGTAGAAGAAAGCGCCGATCCAGAGTCGAGGATTGTGGCGGTAAGAGTTAAACATGGAAAGGAAGATGATGGCGATGACTCAGAAAAACAACAGAGTGGCGATTGAGGCGCATGCTCAGCGTATTGTAGATGTGGTGGTCCGCAAAGCCGAGCCTGCACCTGAGCCGCCAAAGCCTGTCTATGAGTACTCACCCGGTCGTCCGATGAAATTTCAGGATATCGACGAGCTGCGCGCCATGATACTCGAGTACTTTAAGAATGCAGCGCCCCACTGGGAAGAACAAACTGAGTATATTGACCGCCGTGACCCTAAATCTGGAAAGATTGTCATTGAAAACGGAAGGGTCGTCCAAGACAAGGTGATCCGCAAAGTTAAAACCAAACAGAAACCACTCACCGTTACTGGTTTAGCTGTTGCACTAGGCACATCACGCGATGTGTTATTAGACTATGAGACCACATATTCAGAGAAATATCCAGAATTTTCCAACACGATAAAAGAAGCGAAAGAACAGATTAAAGCCTATGCGGAGGAGTCTCTGTTTGGCACTAATACTGCTGGCGTAATATTTAGCTTGAAGAATAACTGGGGATTCAAAGACAAATATGAGACCGAGAACACTAACCGTGAGGTTAAGTTCATTAACACTGTTCCGAGGACGCCAGAATCATGACAGAAATAGTCAAAGTACCGGATTACACTGCTTCGCCTCGTCAGACATTGTTTCATACATCAACAGCTTTTGAGCGATTCTACGGTGGTGCTGCCGGCGGAGGAAAGACTGCCGCACTAGTTGCTGAAGCAGTAACACGTTGCCTTGAGTACGATCACTACGCAGCGTATCTATTTCGGCGAACGTACGAGGATACGAAAAAGACCCTCATGCGAGAAATAGATAAACAGTGCCGTGCATATATCAAGGACGGCAACATGATATTTAGGTCGCAAGAAAAGGGCTACTACTTCACCGCCACTGAATCGTGGATTTACTTGTGCTACTACAACCATGAAGATGATTTTAATCACTATCAGGGTTCAGAGATACACATGCTGGGTATCGACGAGTTAACTCAGTTCTACGAAAGCTGGTACGACAACCTCGTTGGGCGCGTTCGTTCTGACGATCCAGACAAACCGCTTACCGTCTTCGCAGCTGGCAACCCAGGCGGCGTCGGGCACGGCTGGGTTAAAACTCGATTTATCGACGCCGCACCACCTGAGCAGATAATTTATGACAAGCGTCCGTACGTCAAGCGAGACGGCTCAATTGACTACATCGAGACAACTCGTATGTTTATCCCTGCCACTCTAGAAGACCACCCGAGCGCGTCATTCAGACAGTCATACATGCGTAGCCTACTGACAATGGCAGACCCAAAGAAGCGCGAAGCATATCTGTATGGCAACTGGGATCTGTTTGCTGGTCAGGCGTTTAGCGAGTGGCGGCGACATCTGCACGTCGTCGAGCCGTTTAACATACCAGACCACTGGCCGAGATGGATGGCATATGACTATGGACGAGGTACGTATGCGGGTGCTGTTTGGCTAGCACGTGACCCAATTAGTCAACGGATATATCTTTACCGCGAATATTATGTTAGCGGCAAAGGTCCAAGGATTCAGGCACGCGAGATGAAGCAGCTTGAACAATCAAACGAGCAACTGCCTGTTAGGCTAGCCGACCCGTCGCTGTGGAAGCATATTGCTAATGCCGATGACGGAAAAACTATCGCTGATCGATTTACTGAAGAAGGCATCAACTTCACGCCCGCCAATAATGACCGGCTTCAAGGAGTCACTGCTGTTCATGAAGCGTTGTCTCTGGCACCAGACGGATTGCCATACCTGCAGGTATTCAGTAACTGTGTTCATTTTATCCGTACCCTACCGAGTCTCGTGGTTGATACTAAACGACCCGAGGACGTTGATACAACAGGCGAAGACCATCTCTACGATGCACTGCGCTACGGGCTTGTCAATGAGCGTAAGGCGACAGTTGAGGATTCTATGCCTCAGCCTGATCCGGGACTGTTCAGCGATGGAGGGTATTATGGGTAGTTTACCGATAAAAAATTAAAGGAGGGTATATTTTGGAAAGCTTAGATTTACCACAATACATCATTAACCTAGAACGAGCCGCACGCGATACGCCGTTTGGTGAAGTTGGTCCGTTCTATCTCATGAGACACAAAGGTGAGACTGTGGGTATACGCGGTCAAACATCGGAGATTATCCGATTCAAAACTACGGCAGAAGCAGTTATATATCTGGTGGACTATATCAAGACCCTGCCAGCCGACAAGTCTGGAGATATCGTTTTTGCCGTTAAATTTACTAACGGTAGAGTCAAACAGATTACTACAACATCAGACATCACAACGATAATCGAGGATAAAGCAGATGACGACAGATAAAGCTAAGGTGCTATGTAAGAACTGCGGCAGCACAAGACACTATCAGACGTTCTGTCCATTCAAAAAACGACAGAAAATATCGCAGTGCGGCAAACACGCAAAAGCGTGGGCAGCGTTCCGAGATAAGGTTGCGAAGCCGTACCTCGACATAAAATTTGGGCATGTGTGTGCGGTCACCGGATGCGCCGAGACTAAAAACCTAGATGTTGATCACATTAAGGGGCGTGGCTCTCACCCACACTTGCGCTATGACGTCAACAACTTGCAGTACTTATGTCGTAATCATCATCGACTGAAAACGGACGGCAAACTATGACGAAGAAAGCTTTACGAAAGAAGCAGCGCCGAAAACGTAAACAGCGAGCGATAACTAACTAAATAAAGGGAGGTAAAATGACTAACAAAGCAGAACTACCAGACGTATTTCTCTGGGCAAACAAAACGGACGGACGTAAGGACAAATTAGACATTGAGCTATTTGCAATCACCAAATCGTCTGAGATATTTCGCATTGACCATAACGAGGCGATCAATCATCAGCTGTTCGCGCTGTTTTTGTACGACATCATTAGTGGAGTGCAAGTTGACAGTATCACCGGCGTAAGGGTTGTCGATTATGCGGCATCTGAGGGCTGTCAGAATACCCTACCCGCCATCAAGGTAAATGACGTGCCGGTTGCTGAAGCGATCATGGAGTATCTGGAGTATACAAATGACATCGACCTACTCGACTTGAATCAAATCGAGGCAAAGAAGCTACTGGCGATTTGCGCACGATTCACCGACAAGGAGACGAGCGAAAGCTTTTACATTTTTAAGCACATTCGCCCAGCTAGTGTATTAGTCGGCGGCGCTGTCTCCTACGCTATTTCAGCCGGACGCATGGAAGAGCTGTCGTCAGAGTGCGCATTAAAGATAGATCCGTCGAATCAAGTTTTAGTGTTTGAAGATACGATGTTTGTGTTCAATAAGTCCAAGTTTGAATCGATGTTTCAATACGACCCAGTGTCAGTCACTGAAGCTCGCAAGAATGGCAAGATACTTGACGAGAGGCTGTCTATCGCCACGCCGACGGTTGGTCAAGGAATTGAGTTTCTCTGTAAAGATAACCGCACACTGGTCAAACGGCTCGCTAAGCTTAACCCCGTCAATATGACCCGCGATGTTGTTGAGGAGATAATTCGCGATTACAACGTAGATCTGATGACCGACGCCACCAACGACAAACTCATCATCATGGACGCTAACGATGCTAAGAAACTGCTAGATATTGTCGAGGATAACTTCGTTCGCGGCACTAACGGCACTGCTTATATCGCCAAAAATAAGAAAGAACTTGAGCCGAAGGAGGATAAATAATGTTCTGGATCATGACAATCGTGATACTCGTCGCATTCATCGTCGTTACAGAGATTGCGGTGGCGCGAGAAGACAAAGAATGGCAACGCGAACGCGAGGTCAGACAGTACAAAGACAAAATCATCAAGTCTCGCAAGCGAAATAAGAAAGATAGCGGAATATTTTAATGGGAGGTATTATGAAACGATACAAATTACTTAAAGATTTACCAACCTTCAAAGCGGGCGATTTATTCTACATATCTGAATATGGTGCTTTGGTTTATGATGACGGCGATGGTGGCGTTATGGCTTACGCTCGACAGACTCTTGACATGTTTCCAAATATTTTAACTGAATGGTTTGAGGAAATTCAGGAAGAGTCAACAGACAGTATCCACTGGAAGCCGAAAATAGGCCAAAAATATTTTTATACTGATGACGGGTATGTGTTTTCCGGCGTCTGGATAGATTCCCGCGTAGACAATCGTCGTTATATGGCGGGCACTATCTACTACGCCGAAACTGATGCCGAAAGGGCTCTCGAACGTCAAATCGCTATCACCACGCTTATGCGCGATTCAAACTTTAAGCCTGATTGGAGCAATAACGATCAGAATAAGTGGACAGTTTATTACAACCATAATGATAAAGAGTTGTTGGTTGAAGCGACTGCCTTTCTGCAATATCCTTCGGCTATTTACTTCGACACATATGACAGCGTTAAAAAATCCATCAAAAATCATAAGAAAGAATGGCTAATCTACCTTGGTGTGGAGGATAACTAAGTGAAGGGTTCAAACTCACAAGAATTGTTTACTATTCACAGTGTACTGCTGGAGAGTTCTCGAGTAGTTCTGGAGCGTCGTCTGGGCAAGTATATGCTGCGAAACATGGAGTTGCGAGAACGCCGTGATATCGTTGACGATCTAGCAATTACCCTCTCTTCTGAAGTGTTGTCTACCAAGTTATGCGAGGATTCGTACGAAGTATCAGATGTTCAAACATTCCAGTTCCCAAAAGGCCCGTGGCAACATTTCAAGCACAACTATATGCCTATGTGGTTTTGCGATATATTCCCCATAAAATATTTTGTAAAACGAGTATGGTTTCATAAAACCATTAAAATCACCCGTCGAGAGACTTATCCAATGTGCAACATGGACATCAGGAATAACCCGAGGCTCAGAGTTCAGCTAGGTACGCCGGTTATTAAAGACGAGGTAAAAATTAGCTAATAGAAAGGACACGATATGAAAGGTGAAGTACTTGTATACATAGAGGGAGCGGAGGATAGTTATAAGTTATACAGCAAAGACAAAAAAGCGGCCGACAGCCTGTATTACGACTTAGAAAAATGTCCGATTTGTATTGACCGTCCCGGTGGTTTCGTTAAAGTTGTTGTTGAAGAATTGGATGTGTTAATAGAAGCTATCCTTTACATTCATAGATTTAGAGAGAAGAGGCTCGAATGTTTCTACAAAAGTCGCCGAGTAAAGGAGTGGCGGGGCGCGACATTCCGAGGAGTTCTGTTGGGTGCGCTTATAAATAGAAACTACGAAGGTGACAAAATAGCCAGTTTGATTGACTGGCTAGAATCCAGAGGGGCTATCAGTTGGAACGACAGAGATACTAGAGCCGTGCCCTATAAATTAAACGATAATTTGATATTAATCTTTTCCTAGGAGACTCAATAATGGAACGTAAAATACTCATGACAATCTGTATCATCGGTATGATATCTGGTGCAGTTTCAATGATGTTTGCTGCTATGGCTAAGCAATACACTGGATCAATATTCTATTTAATACTATTTTTTATTAACACGCTTGGATTTTATGCCGCAAAGGAGGAAAAATAGTAGCCCCGTAGAACGTTTTATCTAAAAAACACGCTCTACGGATAAAATACGTAAACAACATGTATGTACTTTACATATATTTGACATAAGAACACGACTAAACTACACGAAATCGTGTAAATAGGAGATAAAATATGATGCCCGAAATCGAATGGTGCAATTGGGTGTTTGAGTACGTAGACAAGAACAAATGGATTGTAAAGCGTGATTGTTGCGATGACGAAATATTGCTTATCCCTGGCGACAGTAAAAACTGGAAAGCATATCAAGCATCACTAAAACCGTATCCTCTTGGAAGTTATCCTGATGCTGCCTCAATGTGTCCCAATTGCGGCAGACTTATAAACGTCGTCAACCCATATGACGACGGTGAAACGTGGATGAAATAACTAAGTACAAATAAGCGAGAATAAAATAACAGGGGTGGAATTACTAAAAGTTATGCCTCGTATAAATAGAGAAAGGTATAGACAATGATTTACGGAGTCAAAGTTCGAGTAGTACAAGAGGGTACTGTCTTTGTTGAAGCTGAAACTCAGGATGAAGCTAGGAGGGCTGCCACAAGCGATAGCGTTGTGTTCAGAGCAGACTTTGCAGACATAATAGACTATTATGCCGATGAGATTTATAACGCTGATAGCACTGTTGATAAATCAGAGATTGAAATTATTAAGGCGGAGGACGTGCTATGACAAACAATGGCTATTACCCTAATAAACTAATTTATCTCGGCGACAACACTGAAAACCGAAAAGCAATCCTAGTGTCTGTACCAAATGAGTTTACCGATGCTGTACTTGAAACCATAGAACTTGGTGACAGCGCCTTTGAAGACAAATATCATCAAGTAGCCGCCGCTTGCGGAGCGGAGTTTGTAGACGTCAACGACATTAAGATTATTGGTCAAGATAATCAACCAACAGACAACGAAAGGAAATCTAAATGAAAATCATAGCAGAAAATCCAGCTGAAGAAGCCTTGCTGTGGCGCATTAAAGCCTTAAGCGACGAGTTGGTCAATCAAGATAATCGATCCACTAGTATGCCGATGTGGACGATCCTAGATAATAACAAAGCTGGCAAAGATTATGGCGCGGTTATGTACTTTACTGGCAAAGCTGCCGAGCAGCACATCAAGGAGAATAACCATCATTACAAGAAACCAATGATATGTGTTCGCAGCGCTCACGACAATCGAGAGCTAAAAGACGTTATTCACCTGCTTATCCTAGCTGGTGGTAATGAAATACCAAGTAATCATTATGGGACTTTGAGAGATGCGTGAAATAAAATTCAGAGCCTGGGACAACCTAGAAAAAAGAATGCGAAAAGTCGTATCTCTACATTGGCAAGGTGACAAACTTGTATCAGCTAAGCTTGAGGGCGATAATGAGCCGATTCCGATTGAGGGACGGTTAGAAATTGAGCAGTACGCAGAACCTATCCTTGCTGACAGGTTAATATGCGAGAACGATATCGTAGTAGACAATCTAAGTCTAAACGCTCATCGAGGTGAAATATCCTACCTCGTCACTTTGGAAGCTGGGGCGTTTTGGTATAAACCGTTGAGGCGTCTGAAAGGTAGTGGCGATTTTTCTCGTGATAGCAAACTGACTGCTTATGAGCATATACATTATAAGACTATTGGCAATATCCACGAAAACCCTGAACTCTTGGAGGAAAAATGAAAACTACCCCAATATCGATACTTGACGCTTGCTGTGGCGGTCGTATGTTCTACTTTGAGAAAGACCACCCGAACATTCTGTATGTTGACCGCCGCCGCGAAACTGTCGAGATGAAAGACAGAGATAAAATCAGGACACTAGAAATCAACCCAGACTTTGTCATGGACTTTACAGACATGAAGTTTCCCGATGAGTGCTTTTATTTCGTCGTTTTCGATCCGCCTCACCTCATCAACTGCGGCAAGAATAGCTGGCTGGCTAAAAAGTATGGCAAGCTTGATAAAGATACTTGGCGTGAAACACTGAGCAAAGGCTTGAGCGAATGCCTACGCGTCGTAAAGCCTGGTTGCGTCGTTGCTATGAAGTGGAGCGAGCGCGACATTAAAACCACTGAATTACTAAAGATATTACCTCAAAAACCAGCTTTCGGCGATAAGTCTGGAATGACACGGTGGCTGTTTTTTGTGAAAGGAGTAAATGATGAGAATATCTAGTTTTATACATCAAAAAAGAATCAAGTGGCTGAAGTGGCGAATTAAACGAAATGGAGTTTGGCTTGATTGTGCAAGAGATGCTTACAACCGTGCCTGTGCCAAGGGAATCCGGAGCTATCACAGGTCTCGGCCGTTTGTGCAGCAGATACTCCACTACGAGAATAAAATATTGTTATGTAGCGCAAAATTTACCCAACGGAAAAAATGAGCAAGAGAAATGACGAAAAGTGAGCTAAAACCATCTATCCACTGCAACAAATGTCATAAGTGGATAAAATACGACTACTACTATGGCTATAGTCACTATTGCAGTGGACGTGTAAAAGATATTTATAGAGTTGCACGTAAAAGACTGCTCTCTATAAACTCCCTTCGAAATCGTCATGCCCAAATTTTTGGAATGTATGACATTGCCGAAGATTTAAACTCTGCGAGCGTAGTGTACAATCCAGAAACCGATAAACGAATAAGAAAGGAAATTGAAATGAAGAAAGCTATAACAGACCTCCCTACACCAGAAGAGGTCACCCGAATCACTGAAACTTTAGATTTAGCAAGCAAACTAGATAACGCTGTCATTGCTAAATTAAGCAGCTCCAAAAGCAAAAGCTCCACGCCAAAAATTGGCGAACTGTGCGGCATGGATTTGCTAATCGACCTGTCTAACGCGCCAGATGAAGCAAAATATGAGCTGTATTTTAAGGCGCGGACTGTGCTTGAAGAGGTTATGGCTAAACTTACCAAATAAATTAGCGACAAAAATAACCCTTCTGATTCAGAAGGGTTATCCCAACCAGGCGACGTATTTACAATACGCTTAATCAATTTGATCGCTTGTGGCTGTGCAACAGTACTTACGTCTGTAACACTATACTACCATGCTAAGCGCAATGGCGCAAGCATTATGGCAATAAAATATCATTATGATATGGGATATTAGTATAGAGCTTCGGACGGTTGAAATTCCTACCGTGCCATAAGCGATTGGCTAGAATATCGCTTGCCTGAACCAGATAATCTAGGGATGAATCGCAAAACTTTATGCTAATTTTGAAGTCGGCAAAGAGTATCGGAGGGTAAAACATGCCGTAATCAAAATTACGAATTCCATGCATTAGCTCCTCTCGAATGCTATCTGAGAGTTTATAGTATCCGTTGGTTGATGTGTGTTGCTGGTCAATGTAGACTCGCAGAGAAACCGGCTTGTCTGCATCAATTTTGCCAGACGCAATTAGCTTCTCTAGCTTAGACTTTATCATTCTCTTTAGGACATAGTCTTTGTAGCGATGAATCGATAGTTTATTTGCCATAATAGATTCATTGACGTCAGGCAGCTTCACTGTAGCACTAAGGCTATTGAATGACTTGACGCAATTATACAGACTTCTCTTGTATTTAATCTCTAAGCCAGCCGCTTTTAACTCCGACTCCATCGACATTCCGAGGCTAGACTTTATATCTCTAGACATCGTCTTGAACTGCTCTCTTGCTGCGATACGTTCATGATTATCCAAGAACAGATATCCAGCGTATATGAAATAATCATGCCCAGAATTAAGAGAGAAAACACCAGAATCATCTAGGTATATCGATATTTCTTGATACTCTTTATCACTCATATTAGTAATAATTATAACATTTTTCGTAAAAATGTTTGAGAATCCAAAAAGCTCATGATATGGTAATTATGTAATAGCTACTAGCGGGAAAGTCCGCAGGAGGCTCGCAGAGAAATCTGGGGGCTTTTTATTTTGGAAAAGAAATTATGAAAGCAAGCGATTTAGGTAAAGACTATCAAGAATCAAGGACAAATATGATCCACACGCACGAGACATGGCGTGTCTTACTCGATATTGCCTATGCCAAGCTGTCTACTGAAAAAGGTTTTAAGTCTCGTGTTCGCGAAGGTAGCTTGAGTTCTCTGATATTAGAACGATCCTCCCGCGTGGTGGCGCAGCTGCCAACCGGACGCATCCGCTCACTTAGCCGCCGAGACCAAGGCAAAGCAATGCTGATGGACTTAGTTTGGACTAAGTACGTTATCCCCAACGCCAAAAGTCAGTGGTCATTCATGACGAAGCTCCGTATGTGGGATTACTATTCCCTTATCTACGGTGCTATGCCAGTTCAGTACGATTACCGAGTTGACGAGGATTATGTCGGTCCTGATTTTAGAGTGATAAATCCGACGGAATGCTTCCCGCAGGTTGGCAATACTAGTTTGAATGATTGCGACGCTGTCTATATCGTTACCTACCATAGCAAACGCTATCTGCAAAGCCGTATGAAGTTTAAGGACTGGAATAGAGCCTCTGTCCAGACTATCCTCGATAAAGTAACCGAGAAGCATCAGCCATCAGACGCCAAGGAAACGGCTACTAACCTGCAACAGGAGCGCGGCGAGGCGGCGACCCTACACCAAGGGCAAATTACTCTGGTTACTCGATATGAGCGTGGCAAGAATGGGCGCTGGATTACGTTCGCGCCAGATTTTGAGAATATTGTCGTTCGAAACATTAAGAACCCGCACGAATCTGGGCGTATACCTGTTGTATTTAAGTACGCTATACCATTGATTGACTCTCTGTGGGGTATGGGCGATGTTGAGCGTGGCGCTTCATTACAGCGAGCAATCGACACAACCGTAAACCTAAATCTCGACTTCTCCAAGTTCAAGATATTCCCGCCAATGTGGTATAAAGGTGATGCTGTTGATCCATCTCTAATGCGTTATGAGCCAGGTGGTAAAATCCGTACTGCTAATGGACAATCTGACTTTGGCTTCGTCAATCCAGGCGCTAGCCCATCAAATGAGTTCCAAGCGACCTATCAGTTCCTGAAGGGTGCGTTGCTCAATCAAAACGGTACGACTGATACCACGATATCCGCAAGCGACGGTCTGCCGGGCTTTGGTCGAACACCAGAAGCCTTGAGCAAACTTGAAAAGCGCGAAAACGCCCGCGATCAGTGGGATAGAAATATGTTTGAGGAGGCTTATGAAGAGCTGGTCGATGGCATGATAAACCTAATTGGTACCAAACAATCTGTTCCGATAAAGTTTCATGTCTTTGACGACGAGATCCTGGATATCATCAAGTCTGGACACAAGGATCTGCTAGACATCTTCGATTCAGCCAAGAGTTACCGAATAGGTACCGACCCAGAGACTGGCGAAAACGGTATGGTTGAGTACATCAACGCCCACGGTACAGCCGAAATGAAGATTGACCATACCAAACTGTCCGGTAAGTGGATGTATCGAATAGATGCTGGCACGACCGCCGCTAACGATCAGAAAGATGAGTATGAGCGCGTCTATAATCTCGTTGAGTTGCTGTCATCTCAGGCTGGTGCGTGGCTAATGGACGGTGCACAAGAAGATGGACGCAAGGTCAACAGGACAGAGCTACTTGACCAGCTTATCGCAGCTAGTGGCATTAAAAACAAAGATAAAATCTTTGACCCGTACGCTCAGGAAAACGACAAGACGAAGCCATTTACCCCAGAGATGCTTAACGATCCTCAAATGGTAAGCATGTTACAGCAACAGATTCAAGGGCAGTCTGAAGAGCGGTCGCAAGCGCCGCAGGATATACAGCAAAATCAAGAAGTCCAACAACTTCAGCCGATGGAGGCGGCATAATATGGAGAACATTTTAGACAGCGATATCAATTCCCTACCACTTACACCAGTGGCTGAGGAGCTAAGCCTAGAGGCAAAAGTAGCAGAAGCCCGCCAGCGTGCTGAGGTAGCCGATATTGCTTCAATCCCAGGTTGGCCGCGCATCAAGGAGCAGATGAAGCAGGACGCGTTAAATCTGAGGCTCCACAGAGACCTAGAGTTTGGTCCTAATGATTCTGATGAAAAAGTTGGTAAAGAGGTGCGGTCTAGGCTGCTAATGGCACAGTGGATCGAGAAGTATATCGAGAGAATTGAGGGTGCGGTATTAGCTGTCGAAGTAATGACCAAGGAGGCTGAAGATGAACAGTAATCCTAACCCGTATGAGACGTCAAACACGGAGTCAGAGCTAGTCGAAAAACCGCATTATGCCGAACTGGATATGAGTAGTATCACGCCGCAGCACAAACCAGACAGTGAATGGCGGCAAAACGGCACAAGCCTAAGGTGCATAAGTTGCCAGAACGAACACGGTATATTTTTGCCGCCGGGGACTTTCTACACTGGCAAAACTGACGAGAAAGGAATGCCTATCGTTGAGAAGAGGTTCTGAGGTAGGTTGCGTTTCCGGCTGGTCTTTTACCACCCTACTAGCCGGAAACGGAGCGTATCTCCCGCCGCGGACTGCGTAAGTGTCTTGGCTAAATTAAACGAAAGGATGTAGCATGTCTACTTCTAGCGACACCGGACTATCGGCCGAACAGGTCGAGGCGGTAGAAAATATGGCGCTAACAGACGGCGGAGAAGCAACCGCCACACCAGAGACGCCGGCTGGTGAGAATCAAACTACGAACGAAACAACAGCGACTGGTGCGGAGGGTGCTGATGGCGACGGTCAACAGCAGTCCAATGGTGATTCCAAAGCTGAAGCAGAAGTCGGTACAGACACACAAAACGGGCGTCCAGACAAGCAATCGCGCCTCAATCAGCGTTTCGCTGCATTGACTAGCCAATTGCATGAGAAGGACGAGTATATCGAGTCTCTTAAGCAGGAGATGGCACGAAAAAACCAGCAAGACCAGCTTAAGCCCCCTACTCCTGATGAAGATGGCAATTACAGCGCCAGCGACATCATGGATTATAACCAAAAACAAGCCCAGCAAGCTGCCAATACTGCAGTAGAGGCAATGCAGGAACGCTTGGACGGTGAACAGGTGGCGTCGCGCTTTGATCGCGAAGAGGCAGAAATACTAAAAGCATATCCTATGCTTGACCCAAACAATGCTTCGTTAGATCCAACGGATCCGAACTGCTACAACGAGACCTTAGCTAAGGCGGTTGACAGCTATGTCCGAGGACGTATTGAGCCGCACATTTTAGCAAGGAACGTCGGAGCTCTTAAGAAGCTGTCGATTCGGAAGCTAGCCGATGAGTACTTAGAGCCTATCATGTCTGTAGCGCAAGCCGAGCGCGAGCGTGCCCAGCAAAGCCTACAGAACCTGAACGGACAAAGCTCTGGCATGTTTTCGTCGGCAGCAGGCTCAGGTGGCGGCGGAGATTCTATAGAGGAACTAGAGGCAAGGATCGGAAACATTAGTTTATCGTAATCCATTTGGGTGGTAGTGGTTACAGAAAGGGCTGTTTAACATGGCTGACACTACTACTGCGCAGCTTCAGCACGATCTGCAAACCTATTTTGCGAAGAAAGTCCTTCGCGGAGCGGAGTTTCAGACTGTGCTTGACCAGTTCGGTCACAAAGAAACATTGCCAGAGGCATCAAGCAAAACGATCCAGTTTACCCGTTACTCGGACTTGGATATCGTTACTAACCCTCTGACGGAAGGGCAAGCCCCAGCAGGCAGCCAGCTGACAACTTCTGCTATCAATGCGGTTGTTGACCAGTATGGCGACTTTGTGACGCTTACTGACCTCGCAAAATTAACACCAAAACACTCATCTGTTCAAAACGCTCTGAAGAAGCTCAGCGAGCAGTCATCGAAGAGCTATGACCGTGCTATTAACAAGGTCATCATCGCCGGTACTGCTGTACGCTACGCCAATTCAAAGACCGCACGCAACTTGCTGGCTGACGCAGACAAGCTGACCTGGGCAGATGTTCGAAAAGAGGTTTCCCGCTTGCGTACTGCAGGCGCACCAACCTTTAAGGATGGCAACTATGTCCTAGTTGTCGATCCAGCCGTCGAGCAAGACTTGATGGATGACGAGGCGTTCCGCCAGACGGTTTACCGCCAAGCATCGAAGGAGAAATCCAACGAGCTATACAAGGGCGAATTAGTCTCGTTTGCTGGTGTAACGGTTGTTCGAAGCAATAATCTAATCACCGACAAGGGCGCATCAAATGCGAAGGTGCACATTAGCTTGCTCTTCGGCGAAGACGCCTACGGCAACACCGACCTGCAGCATCTGAAAGTGTACAAGGAAGGTCCAGGCGGCGTGTCCGACCCACTTCATCAGAAGATGACGCTTGGTTGGAAGTTTGCTGCCAAGGCTGCCATTCTAAACAACAACTTTATGTGTCGTTTGGAATCCGGCTCGCTATACTAAATTAACCGGGCGGTAGCTATACAAGCCGCCGCCCCCACACCATGGAAGGATAATCATGGAAGGTAACGCACCAAATACTCTAGGTCCCACTATGACCAACGTGCCGACTCCCCAGCCCCGCACACCACAGGCTGAATATGCCGCGCAAGCAGCACCGGACACAACACCGGCCGTCTCGCCAGCACCAGTACCGCAACCAGAGCCAGAAGCTCCAGCGGAGCCAGTGCTTGAGCAGTCGGATCCAAAAGTCGCACAGTACGAGCCAGACACAAAACCAGTGTATGTCCATGTCAAACTGCGACGTACGGTGATGATTAACGGCAAGGGCTATCCAGCAGACAAAGACCTGACGGTACCAAAAGAAATTGCCGACGAGCTGTACCGCATTGAAGAGACTAACCTGGAGTACGAAGCAGATCTGCTCCGTGCAAACAACCAGGTCTCTACCCCAGCAGCCGAGCTGAAGGTTTAACAAGAACTAAGACAAACCAAAAAATACACACAAAACATAAAACCTCCACTGATAGCGCAGGTATGACACGCAATCTACTGGACGCTACGGAGAACCCAAAGACACCCCAACTCGCAAGGGTGTCTTTGTCATGGCAGACATTTTCCTATTATGACGCCAGTGGACAACCATATAGCAATTAACCACATATGCAGGTCGCTCCTAAATATTGCTTCTGTATCATCAAGAATATGAAGCACTACAGTTGCGCAGATAGCTATAATTACAATAATAACCGCAGTACCCCAATTTATATTATTGTTTCCTATCGGAAAAATAATCGCGCAAGCAGACATAAAAAGTGCCCCAGAGTGCTCTTTCGCATTGCGAAACAACTTCTTCATCATATGGACAAATCATACCATATTTGCTATAATGACGCCATGAAAAAAGGTGGTAAAAAAGAAAAAAACGACACGATGGTTACTAGAAAGAAGTGTCTCATCGACGTAACTATCGTCGGTACCGTCTGTTTTTTTCTCGGTTTTTTCTTCTGTCACACAGCATACCCTATTCTATACCGCAACAAGCTAGAAGCTGACAGGAAAAATGCCGAAGCTACCCTGGACTATAAGATACAGGAGCTGAAGGGGCTACAAGGACAAACTCCAGCCAAAAATCAGAGCCAGAATAAGTCAGCTTCATACAGCAAACACACTGTCTATGACATTACTCCAGAGACTATGTTGTCCGAGGTGAACAAGATCCGCGCCGAGTACGGCGTCGCCCCCCTACAGCTAAATCCAGCTTTGAATAAGTCAGCACAGGAGAAGTGTGACGATATGGTAACTAATAATTATTATGACCACAAGAATCCAATAACAGGACAACAAGGCTATGAAATTGCTATCAAGACGATGGGCGGTATCCGCGGATATTATGGTGAGAATATGAATGTTATCTATGGCTCGGACAAGGGTACAGACGATTTACACGGAGACCGACTAGATGAGCGAACTGTCTTTAGCGGCACATACGGTTGGATGAAGAGCGAGCCACACGCTAAAGCCATTATCGACTCTAAATATACGCTAACTGGCTTTGGCAAGTGCACCAAGAACGACCACGGCGAATGGGGTAAGTGGTATTTTATTCAACACTTCTACAGCCCAACCCTATAGCTAAATAAAATCTGAAAAAAGTCTGACAAAATTTACCAAAATATTGATAATTTGAAAAAACGCATGATAACTTATAAATAAGCATGTGGTATTTCCTGTATTAAACCACGAGAAATACCGCTCCGTGAGCCGCAAGCTCGGCAACGGCTTTGGACGACCGGTCGTACGGCGGACATCAGGACTCCAGAGGCGAAAGACAAACTTGTATTAAGTGTGTCTTCGCAACTGGATAGTCCAAGCGAAACAACAGCCCTTTTGCGAAGCGCAAGAAAGGGCTATTTTTATGGCAGAATATCAAGGAGACCCAGACTTCCGCGGGTGGCTGGCAGTACACGATCCGTACACGCTCGCCTATACTGGCAACGACGGCAGGATTGACTGGAATAAAGTCAATAACAACGGCGCCGACACAAGAATGATCAGCTACGACAGAGGACAAGCCGGCAAAGTTCAGCAGTATGTAGACGGTCTGCATCGACAGTACCAATCCTGGAATGATAACCGTCAAAAACAGTCTCAGCAGCATGGCGGAGGTGGCTGGGGCGGTGGCTACAGTAGAGGCGGTGACGGAGGTGGTATGTCGGCAGTACAGCACCAAGCCATCGACAAGCAGTGGGCGCAAAATAACCGCTACTACAACGATATGCTCGGCTCCATCGATCCGCGACGCAACGCAGCACGAGCAGCCGTTGACAGACAGGTAGATACATCAATCAACTCATTGAAGGGCGAACGCGACAGTGCCTTCCAGAACCTCGACCGTCAAGACCAGAAACTAGAAAAAAGCTATGCACGCGGCAAGCAGTCGTTGGGCGAGATGGTCCGCAACACTCTGCAGGGCGAATCAAACAACATCGGTATGCTAGGCGGCGGCAACTCAAGCGCCATCGGCATGTTGGGCGTTGGCGTGGCTGACCTACAAAACAGCGAACAAGGCAAGATGTTAGACGACCTGAACGAGCAGAAGACCGACATTGAAGTCAACCGTCAACAAGTACAGAGGAAGCTGGAAGACGAAGTGCGCAAGCTGAATGACTTCCGCCAGAGCAAGTACCAAGAAATCCACGACACCTTCAACGAGCAGCGCAACGAAATCCTCAACAAGATGAACATGAACGATAACCAGCGCGCCCAAGCTCTCGCTCAAGCGGGTGCAATATCGACAGCCCAAATTCAGGACGTCGATAGAGCTATCAACGGACGGCTAGGTCAAATCGTACAAACCTACCAAAATATCACTGCTCCGCAAGCGTCACTGGCAAGTGTTCCGGCATACCAGGCGAAGAATATCACTCAAGGCACAGTAGATAGCTCGAATATTAACTCGCCTAGCCTGAGTGCAGGACAAGCAACAGAATCAGTTCTTGGCCGACGCTCTGACGATGACGACAGCTACTTTATGCGTCCACGGCGTTCCGCAGACGATGTCCAATTCTAATAGCCGAAAGGAGCTAAATACCAATGTTTGACTTTGGAAAAATGATACGCAGCTTCTTCGGATGGAGAGACGACGAAGAAGAAAAACGCCGCGAACAGCAAAACCACCGCGAGCCAATCCAGCAGCACAACGATAATCCACTAAGCCAGCCAAAGCAGTTTCAGGGGTTTGATGCAACACGCCTGTCTACTATTCAGCAGCCGCGCCAGCAGGAGCAGCAGCAAAACTTCTCGCCAGAGAAGCCCAAAACGCCAATGTTTCAGCCAAACTTCGTAGAGACAATTGAATCGCAGCTAGAGAAAGCCAAAAAGTATGCCGCACTGGGCGATGAGAACGCCAAAAAGTACATTGAACAAAACCAGTCGAAAGTGCAGCAGCAAGATAAGCAGCCAAATTTCTCGATAAATAACCAGTCGCAACTACAATTACCACATCCGCAGCAACCCTCCCCTTTTCAGCAGCCAGCACAGCAATCACCGCAGATGCAACAGCTGAATGAGACTGTACGCCGCAACAACCTAAACTCTGAGGACTACCGAAAGCGTCGAGACGAATTAACGACGCTGCTTAATGATACCCGCGGCAACTGGACAAACGAACGGAAATTACTCGATGAAGCACAGCAAGGCATCACCTCTGACGAGCAGTTGAAAAATACCATCGAGAAGATAAAGAATGTTCAGTATCGCCAGAAAACTGCTGACGCTGCCTTGGGCGAATACGGACAATCGCCCATGATAAATTACGGTGGCAGGACACCGACACAATTCCTAGAAGACTTTAATAATATGGACGCCGGCAGGCAGCGTGAGGCTATCGAGCAGATATCCAAAAATCTAACGGATTACGCCAAGGTCCCTTACGGATTTACCAATCCAGAGCAAAGAGCAAAGTTCAAACGTATCGTTGCTGAATCAGAGTTACTACGCAACCTAATCGATGACCGAGCAACAAAGAAAGGTCCTAATGTAGAGACTGTTGGCAAGGATATTGTTAATATTGGCGGCAATATAGTTGGCGGCATAACACAACCATTCAAGACGGTTTATCGTTCAGGTGAAGCTTTAGTTAATCATAGTCCGCTTGATGCGCTTACCGCAGAATATAAAGCAGGTAGGCTTTCAGAGGAAGAATACGCTCGCAGGTACAACGCCATAGACCAAGAGATAAACGGCATAACTGGAGGTATGCAAGATAAAGGAACTCTAGACCGTATACTTCGTGCAGCTGGTACAGCTGTTGATGTCGCTTCTTCTGTCGCTCCTGTAGGATCTCTTGCCAAGGGAGTTGTCAAGGGCATTGCACCAACCCTAGCTAAAAGTGCGCTAGAGAAAGGTATCATCAGCCAAGCAGCTGAGAAAACCGTTCCCCAACTGATTGCTCATGAGGCGGCCACGAACGCCGCTCTAGGTGCAGGCGGGTCGCTTCGAGCTGGCACCGACTGGAAACCTGAAAATGCTTTACAAGAAGCGGCGACCGGTGCTGCCTTTGGTGCTGGAATGGCAGGAGCTGGTGCAGCTATCGGACGCGGCGCTACAGCACTTCGCCAGGCGTATGTAGATGGCAACCTACATATTCCACGTACGGAAATTACACCGAATGCCGGGCGAAATGAGCGAATGCGCACAGCCATTGAGAATTACCCTATCGATGAGCCGTTTAATTACGGGCGCGTTAGCCAGAACACTCTAGACCAGCACAACGCTATCCAAGCGCAAACTGGACAAGACTTCGTAACCAACAGAGACGTAACAGTGTATCCGGGCGCGCATAATGCACATGTTGAGAAGCGGATTATTCAGGAGGGAGTAACACCTGAGGAGTATGTAAATATAGCGGAAAAGTCTATTTATGGCAATAACAGCACACTAACTCGCAGCCCTAACGATACAGGACTCCAGAATGTTACCTATGCAAACACTGACGCACCGAGCGGTCGAGTCCTAATGGGTCAATTTAACGATGGATTAAGCCTTAAGAGTGTGCAAAAAATCCGCCCCGAAAGAATTGAGGCAGATATTAAAAAAGCCCAAGCTGAGCTTGGTACGCCCCTGATGGACGACGACTTGCGGGGCGTTACCCGGGCAGGTAGCAATCTAGAATCTGCTACAGGCACAAGTCCTATTAGTAATCCATCAGGAACTCGTACTGGCAGTGTATCAAACAACACGTTAAATGTCAATGGTGAGGATGTTTACAAGCCAACGAAACCAGGCTTTTTCGGTACAGCTCCTGAAGATTACCGCTATCGAATCGAGCAGACACCACGCGGCAAATACGCAATCGTTGAAGAGTATGCTGACGGCAGTCCATCACAGAGATATTCGACGCATTCAGACATTGCTATTGCTCGCCGTGAAGCACAGAGATTAGCTGAAGGACTAGAAAAACCAATCCAAGTTGAAGAAACCGGAAAAGGTTACAACGGATTCACCGAACGAGCGGCTGAAATTGAGCTGAAAAAGCTACAAACAGCCCGCCCAGAGTACGACTGGGAAATCAAGCCAGCCGAGCATATGGATAGCCACGATATAACGCGAGGTAAGTATGGTATTAAGGGGGTGCTACGCGAGAGTGACGCCCGCCTCGACGGTCCAAACCAGCCGGCGAGAACATACGAAGTTGAGGGTACTGTACCAAAAGTCAAGGAGGAGCTAGACCTCGGCGACGGCTCAAAGCTAACATCTACCACTAACGGAGACACCGGCGTCACAACAACCGAACGCGTCGCTCCTGACAATACAGCAGACCTACAGGCGGTAGCGGCAGCCCGAAGCGCCACCGATGTAGCCGACGGGTACAGAATCGATGATATTACGTCACAAAGCCAAGCCGCAGACATCAACCCCTACCCTCAAGCGACCGTTGATAATGTTATCGACAAACTGAACGCCGGTACTCCAGCACAGCGCCGCCTAGTTCGCGATGAGATCCGCAAACAAACCGGCTATGACGTTCACGACATACGAGGTATGAAACAGTATCCAACCATCGTACAGTCAGCATATAACCGCGTCGTCGGCAGCCAGGAGTGGATTGACGCTAGCAAAAAAATCCACGTCAAGGGTACGGAAGCTAATCGCAAACCTGATCTAACAGAGTTTGCTCTAGCAAAAGGTGTGGACGAGCAAGGCAAGCCGATATTCGACCTGGTCCCGCTTGACGGCAATAAACATACTATCAGCAGTACTGGTATGGTAGTCGACAAAGATGGCAAGAGTGTTGGCAGCTACGTCGGTATCGATGAGAACGGCAATCAGCATGCGTATGTTGAGGGTAAACCAGTCAATCTGGGTGCTGTCGTCGGAGATATTGAACGCTGGGGTAACAGGAATAACCCACTTGCAGACATTGACCGTATCATCGACGCAAATGCTCCAGATGCCGCAACGGCCGCAGCCACCAAGGAATTTACCTCCGTGTTCAAAGACAGCCAAGAAGCAGCCATGAAAGTCGAGCTGAAGTCTCGCCGCGATGGACTAACGAAACTAGAAAGCAAGATGTTAGATAACCTCCCCTCTCGGCAGCTACGAAAAGATCTGACCGAAGATATGTTCGACCTGGTAGAAAAGAAAGTCGATGTTGCCGACCTGAACGCCAAATACGGCAAAGACTACGTAGACACCTACATGAAGCCAGCGGTGGATTGGTGGCGTACTCACGCAGACGATATCCTCAACAACACTAACCGTGTACTGGAAGCAAACGGCTATGACCCAATACCGCGCCACAAGAACTACATCTCGCACATCATGGGCGACCCCTCATTCTTCGAGAAGGTTGGACTGAAGATTAAGGATATCACCGGAATGAATGGCTCGGTGAGCGGTGAAGCAATCCCTAGCGGAGTACGCGGGGGTGTTCCTGACGAGATAGTCGGAAATACTGAAAACACTGGTGCACGCCGCAAGTGGAATCCATTTGCACAGACACGCCGCGGCGAACTAGCCAACAAGGACTTCTTCGGTGCTATCGACAGGTACTACGAGGCAATGCTCTACAACCAGTACATGACTCCTGCTGCTTCACGCGTGCGGGTAGTTGAAAACGCCTTCCGAACATTCCAGAAAGCTAAGGAGATTAAGCTAGACAAAGCTATCGAAGAACTCGGATTTAACGAAGCGATAGCGCAAGTCGAGACCGGCAAGCCAAAACACAAGAACTTCAAAGAAGGCGAGCGCTCCCCTCTCATCGCCGCATGGCAGGAATATGGCAATATCCTTGCTGGAAAAACGAACGCCATTGACCGATTGGCCGTTGATAAAGGCTTTGGTAGGGCTGTGGATGTTTCAATCAAGGCACAAGGTATTGTCGGCGCTAACACTATACCAGGCTCAGCCACGGCAGCCGTAGCGCAGGTCCTAAGTGTTCCGCAGACAATTGCTCGAGACGGGTTGCCATCGTTCATGAAAGCTGTCAAGCAGATGATTCACTCTGGCTTTGACGAAGCAAGCGACCCGCTGAATAAATCTTCATTCATGAAAGCCCGCTATACCGACGCCTCATCGCAGCGGCGCGGCATCATCCGAAAGTACACTGATACTGCCTCCATTCCGATGGAAGCTATTGAGAAGTTTACTGGAGAGCTGAGCTGGCGCAGCGCATACAACGAGGCACTCAGCAAAGGACTGACTGGAGACGCAGCTATTAGGCAGGCTGACCTAGCCACCAAGGCAACCCTAGCTGGGCGCGGCATTGGCGACCGACCATTGGTCATGAACTCGAAAGTACTCGGTGTGTTCACACAGTTTGGTTTAGAAGTAAACAACATGAGACTACAGTTCTTTAAGGACTTTACACCCGCCCAGAAAGCCAAATTCATCATCGCAGCAGCAGCTGCTAACTATGGGCTGAAGATGGTAACCGGACAAGAACAACTGCCAGACTTCCTGAAGGCGACAATAGACACTTATAACGACTTTGCCAGTAACGAGGACGATGCTAACGACAACCTTCTGAATAATACCGCGCAAGCAGGTCAGCGTTTTCTAGGCGAAGCCTCCAAGTTTGTTCCGGGTGGTCCCGCACTTGTTGGAGCATTTATAGACGACAAAACTAAGAAAACCATTTTTGGCGAAGATTCAGACATTTCCCGTTACGGCACGCCCGCTGTATCAAAGTTGATTAAGGCTGGACTTACCGCTGGCGAAGGTCTATCGAGTGGTGACGCTGGTAAGATCGGCACCGCAATGCTTGACGTAGCCCCAACCGGTGCACAGATAAAGCGCACAATTCAAGGGGCTACTGCCCTAAAAGATGGCTATACACAGGATAGCAAAGGCAACATTCAGACACCTGTTGACCGCTCGCCGACAAATATCGTTAAAGGAATGCTCTTCGGCAAGAATGCCCTTGATGAGCAGAAGCAGTTCTACGACACCAAACAGCATGCGCTCAGCGATAAAGACAGTGCTGCGTTTAGAGAGATGCTGTCCAACAATCCCGAAGAGGCTAAGCAGTATTATAACCTCGTTCAGGACTCAAGGAAGATGGATATTCTGGAGAAGCGTGCTAAAAATGGCGACACTGCAGCAATGGATAAACTCAGCAAAATGTCTCAGGCGACTGGCTCAGACGGACTGCCCGTGGCACTGAAAGCCAAGATTGCTCGCGGCGACTACACACAAGACGGTGATGGGACGATCAGAACGAAAGGCGGCGAAGTTGCTCGAGAAGTTCATAAGAGACTTGCCAAAGATTCAAAAGATGAATCAGACGCCACCTACCGCAACTACGTACTAGGATACGGATTAAAGCAAAGAGGTTCGAGTGAAACGAACAGCAATACCGGAAACGATGTTACCGATAAACTATCTGCCCTCGCCGCTCGATCAAACGATAAAGCAATAATCCATCAAGCTATCGACCTGAACAAGAATAAGAAGTACGCCGATATGCCAGCCTGGGTTAAAGAACGCTACGCTGCAGAAAATGGCATTGACAAGGAACAGCTAACCTATGCAACGCAGGCAAGTTATAAAGCAGATGTTAAACTGCAATACCTCAAAGAGACAACCAAGAATATGTCGAATGAGCAGCTAGTTAATACTCTATACGCTGGACGCAGGAAGTCAATTGCTGACAAGTGTTTCGTAGAAGATTCTATGCTGAAGAGTTTCTACAACGACGGACGTATATCCAAAGATCAGTACCAAGCCCTGCGGTCCCTAATCATGGACGAGAACGGTAATGTTACTTCGCAATCCAGAAACGGTGGCGGAGGTGCTAGACGCGGCTCAGGCGGTGGCGGTGGACGAAGAGGCGGTACTGTCAGTGGAATTTCAGTGCCAGACTACAACGTCAAGATGATGAAGCTCTCTAGCCCATACGGCTTTGCGAAAGATCCAAATGTGAGCATCGGCAACGTCGGCTCAAACAAGAACATCGTTACCGGCATCAAAGCCCCGTCGCAGTTCAAAATTAGTAAGTCGGCGCTACCAACGCCGCGCGTAAGATAAGGAGTTCAGAATGAAAGTCAACGAGATACTAAAGAGTGTCCACGTAGCATACGAACAAGCGGCAGATGCGCCTGCACTCAATGATGAGGACGGGCAAATACGACTAAACCTGCTACAGAAGGCTGTACGCCGCTGGTCAACGGATAACGTTACTAAATGGAATGAGCTGTTTAGTGTAGGCGATATCGGTCCTATTCAACCTGGGCAGCGCGAGTATGACCTGCCGGAAGGATATTCGCTATCTAGCGGATTCTACCTACAGGGCAGCTCAGAACCACTGAATGTAAAGTCTCCTAGCCAGCTAACTGGCGAAGATGGCAAGTTTGTTACTATTCTGGGAAATCCACAAATCGGACACAAGCTTCGGCTAGGTTGGATACCAAAATCTAGTGATCAGGAAATTGGCAAAACTATCATCGTTAAATACTATCGCGAGCCGTTTATTCCAACAAAACTAGATGATGTACTAGAAATGAGCGACCCAAACTTCGCCATAGCCTACGTAACAGCAGAACTGTTCGTAAATGACGATGCCAACCTATACACGAAATATAACAGTGACGCCATGATACTCCTAGCAAATATGCGGCAGCGCAATGAGCTAGTTCCTGATGGGCAGTTTAGCGGAATTGAGGGCGACATTGGGATAGGAGGAGGTTGGTAATGGCAGTACAAACTCCCCCACGTATGACAGGCGGCAGCGCTAAAACACAGAATATTATCATCCCGAATTTTAGCGGTGGTGTTAACAGCTATCTAGACGAGGCACGCCTACCGAATAACACACTCCGTTCTGCCGTAAACTACATGCTAAGACAGGATGGTGTGCTGTATCCGCGTTGGGGCACAAAAACGTTTTTCCCTGTTCTAGATAAAATGCCCGACGGTTTTGACAAGTTCACCGTAAAAATGCTAGCAACGGCCAGCGGGCTAGAAGAATGGGCTATCATCGTGGAAGACGGCGTTGTCAAGCGATCAAACGGCGGAGCATGGCAGGAAGCAACCGGAGAAAAGCTCACACCTGGATATGAAGCAAAGTTCTATCAAGTGGACGATTGCGTATACATCGTCAATGGCAAGGATGTTCTGGCGTTCTACGACATCGCTAACAATAAGGTGAAGAAGTTTGAAGGTATCGACACGCCAAAAAACCTCAAGGTTACCAATTCTAAGAATCTAGCAACCGGCAGCTATTCCAACTTTTATAAAGTCTCGGCGGTCAATGAGGTTGGCGAAACAATGGCATCAGCTGAAATCTCCGTAAAAACCAGCCGTATCCGCAACCAGTGGCGCCAGACAGGCGAAGTTGAGGACTACCTGGAATTAACCTGGGATGCCGTACCAAAAGCCACCCGCTACAACATCTACTACAGCGACATGTCGAATGATGAAACGTATATTGACTCGGTATCGACTAACTCGTATCGAGATTTGGGACGTACCGCACAAAATGTAGCCGTGGAAGCTCCTGTAGCCGACACTACGTCCGGTCCCGTTCTTCGTGATATCACTGGATCGAGCTACCGTATATTTGGCGTTGGTGTAGACGATAAGGTCTACTGGGGCGGCGTTGGTAAATATATCAGTGCATTCAATGCCTTCTATGGCGGCGGGTGGGTCGAGATAAACAAAGGTACTGGTGAAATACCAATCACTGTCCGCAGCTATCGTGATGGGCGTGGTGAACCAGTAAACGTAGTGTTTATGACAACCGCATCTGGTGAGGGCTCTCAAAACCAGCTTACACTCACCTCGATGACTGTTGGTAATACATCGTTCATTGTACCTAATATTGCCCGGGTTGTAGGTTCTTACGGTACATACGCCGCCGGCTCAGTTACTGAGGCAGACAACAACCTATTCTTTACCTGCTCCAGAGGCAAAAATACCACTGGCGCTAAACCTGACCTGCTGAACGTATTGAGTACTGAAGAGGTCAGTCTAGCTATTCGTCCAGATTTTGATGGTATTAACCCGCTATATGGCCGCGAGATATCGAGTGTACACTTTGATGGAAAAATATTTGATGCCGTACCAGCCGCCCAATCCAAGGTCAATAATGAAATCTGGATACTGGACTTGCAGCTGAAGGCATGGATACGTCCGTGGACTATTGGTATCAAGAAGCTTATTACCTTTACTCCGAGCGATGGACGCGAGCGATTGATGGGACTTCGCTCAACACCGGACAACAACGGCAAATATCGAATTGTCGAGTTTAGCGAAAAGTACATAACCGATGACGGCGAGCCTTTTATGTCTACGTTCCGGACAGGGCTACTCCACTTCGATAAAGGGCATATGAGCTGGGCAAAGATGAAGAAGACCTACATCGAGCTACTACGCGTGAGCGGATCATTGTCCATTACGGTGAGCGGCACCGGCAAGAAACGTGTTTTGCACACTCTGAAAGACATTACGGTCTCTAGTGCCATGGTAACGACCGGATTTAACAGCGATAAATTCAATGATTTTGCGTTTAACGATACAGAAGGAGGACACGTAACTTTTAGCGACCCAAGTACTAAAAAATCACTGAAAATAAATAAGGTGGTCAATAACTACCGAGTAGACGGCAGATCAAGCAACGCCTCCTATGGTATAGCCACGATCACATCTGTGGTCATACCAAAGAAAGTGCCAGACCCTGCCAGCTGGAAGAAGTAAATAACTAAAGGAAAAATGAAATGGATAAACTACGAAAAACTTCAAACATACCGCCTACAACATTAAGTGCGTCAATCAGCGACACGGACACAACTATTCCATTGTCGTCTACTGTAGGTGCGGAAACCAGTACGTGCATTGATATTGTCATCGATAGAATTGACGCCGCTGGTGAAAAGACTCCTGACAAAATGGAAGTCGTCACGGTCCTGATATCTGGGAACAACGGCACTAACGCTGTTCGAGGGCGTACTGCCCCGGCTATGCCGCATGAGCAAGGTGCTGTGGTTGAATACAATATCTCGACGTCTGTATTGCATAATGACTTGATTGATGGCATGTCATCGATCTTAACGCCCGAAGGCAAGCCAAAAGAAAAATCTATACCTCTCGATTCTATCAACGGAGGTACTAAAAAGGGTGTGCTTATGGTGGGAGAAGAAGGCAAAACTTCGGTAAGTAAGGTTGCGTCAGACAACATCGATTTTAAGACTATGCCTATGTTTGCCGCTACCACCTCAAAGTGGGATAGCCTCCCAGGGGGAGGCGTCTCAATAGTGAACTATAATGAAGTAGAATACGATACTGTGAAGATGTTTGATAAGAGCACTCATAGATCCACTGTGCCAGTAGACGGTATTTATACAATCTCTGCTAAAGCAGCTGTAACATCAGCTGGATATAACTCGGCAGCTACCGCTACTGTTATGGTGTATAAGAACGGTAAACTGTTAGAGGAAATGACACGAGTGGCTGGTAGCGGCAACGGCTTGACCTTATTGCGCTTGTCTCATACATTTGATGTGCTTCTTAAAAAGGGCGATATCATTGATGTGCGGGCGCATTGTTCTGAAAACCGCGACTATGGCGGGCCATCAACACACAGTAGATTCTCGATGCGGCTGGTTGCACCTTTCTAGATTTCGCCTACAGCTATCCACGAAACACCGTGCCAGGCTGAACCAAAATTTCCTTGAGAAGTCGCCATCAGCTTACATCCATCATTTGTTATGCTGGTTGGCTCAATTGCATTACCGGTGCGCACGGGGATATTTAACTCTGCTATATTACCAGCTCTCTCCATTCTTATATCCATTGAACGATGCGGTGATTGAAAATATTTTTTTGAATTGCTTAGGAAACGCAATCGGCACCTCTATAGTATTCCGGTTATTGCCTAAAAACTGCGTCCAGCCTGCCTGAATCATAAGATTACCAACGGTAACAATGTCACCATTTGTTTTACTCGCGAATAGTGTCTTGAAATCGATGCTGCACGATTTTGTCTGTTTTATTGATAAAATCACGCCTCACAATATATAATACAATCAGTTAGCTACAATGTAGAGACTGCCAATTTGATCTAATGGTGATCAGCGGCAGTCTTTTATTTTGGCAAAGGATAGCAAATGAAAGAAATAGACTTAACAGAATTTGGCGAAATGAAATCAGACGTAAAGCATGTCAAAGAGGCTGTTGACGAGATAAAACGCACGCTTGCCAGCCAAGATAATGTTAGCCGTTCTGAACACCATGAACTAGCCACTCTCGTCTCCGCCATGAAAGAGAGTTACGATAATCGTCTAAATACTCTGGAAGGACAAAATAACGTCAATGCTGCTACATTCACCGGAAAGCTCGGTAGATGGTTCAATGACGCAATGGTCCAGGAAATCGGTAAGATTATCATCGCAGCAATATTATTCTACCTTTACAATAGCCAGATAACTACTCAAATACAGAAGACCCAAGACGAGATCAATAAGACTAATCACTACGTCAATTCGCGGCTAGAGGCGGAGGCAAAGAAATGACCGTAATCGCCACACTGATATCACTAACCACAATCTCGCTTATTCTCTACCTGATTTTTCGAAGCAACAATAACGATAAAGGAGGACTACAATGAAGTTCGACAAATCCACCAATCAAAAAATATCACTGGCAATGGGCATATTGTCATTCTTCGCGGCGTTCGTGCTGTTTCAAGGAGATACATGGGGATTCTCCCCTTTAGCAAAGCAAATATTCTCGTCAATCACGGGTACAATTTCTTTGGTAAATATGTATTTCTTCGGTAGCACGGCTGAAAAAATCAAGAACGAAAGGAGCGAAAAATGAAACGAGTAATAGCATTTATTAAGCGTCATTTGGCGTCGGTCATTGTTCTCGCGGTGATTGCTGTGATTGGCACGATGGCAACACTAGCACATCAGAACGACGACGGCACGCGCACGTTTGACAGAAAAGCGCCAAAATACAGCGAGGCAATTGAACAGGCGCACTGTAAGGTCAAAGCTTCGACTGACGCAGCTATCGCAAGCACGCTTGGCTTCGATGCGCCACAAGACAAAGGCAGCGGCTGCGAACCAAAGGACAAAGAATTAGCACAGCTTGGCTCTGGCGTTTATTACAAGACCGACCTATCCAGTCCTACGGCGTTTGTCAATGCTATGAATGGCCGCGGATTTAATGAGGGCTACGGACTACAGTGCGTAGCAGGATTTAAGCAGTTTATGTTTAGTCTCTCAGGGCGTGTGGTAGCTACCCGCACCGGTGGCGCAAGCGGCTATGCTAATCAGGTAGGTGAAATTCAAGCGCTTGGCTTTACGTGGCATGGCGGGCAAGCTGGCATGAAAGACGGCGACTGGGCAATATTCGGTGGTGGACAGTATGGGCACGTCGCTATGTATTATCAGGGTAGGTTTTTCGGACAGAACCAAGGCTCAGGCAATATCTACGTTGGCAACGCCTTTAATTTGATGGATCTAGGCGGTTACCGCAACTCTATCATCGGCTACTACCGCCCTAACATCTGGAATGGCACCGCTAGCGCGCCAGCCGTTCCAGCAGCCAGCTCAAAAGCAGTAAACGACCAAGTTATCGCAGATGTTTTGCGCGGTGTGTACGGCAGTGGCAACGACCGCGTAGCTCGTTTACAAGCTGCTGGCTATAATCCAGCCGAGGTCCAAGCAGCGGTGAATGCTCGCGTTGCTACGCGAGCACCGCGAATCAGCGCGCCGGCTTCGACAGGCTACGTTCAGCGAAGTACTGGCGGTTACGTCGTGCGCCGCGGGGATACGCTCGGCGACATCGCACTGAGGAACGGCTGGCATGGCGCGAACGGATTGTTTGGTAATTCTGGCTATACCCAGCGGCTAGCTGAGCGAAATGGAATTGCTAACCGCGGATTGATTTATCCAGGGCAAGTTATAAATAAGTAAAGAAGGAGTCAAAATAATGGAAACTACCAAATACAACGCGCTAGAAGAATTGCATAACGAACTGAATCGCGGCACACCAGGCGATGAAGTTTCTCTTAATATCGGCGGCAAAGAGGTACTGAAAATCAAGTTTCAAACTGGCGGCACAGCTACTACAGAACGTAATGGTGTATTTATCGAGGATTTGCTTATTGTCGCTTACGCAAAATTAGCAGGCTACAATCGAGAGTTGCCGTGCCGCGAAAACAGTGTGGCTCTTACAAAAATCGAGGAAGCTATCATGTGGCTGGCTAATCGCAAATCTGAGCGTGAAGCTCGCGGTGTGTATGGCACTGAGAAACGTTGAACTGTAAAGTGATTCTTTATAGTTGAGTTAAAACCGCCTCGAAAGCTCGGAGGCGGTTTTTTGACATTTTTTCACAAAATGTTGATTATTCTCGCAATCGTCTGCTATGGTGGTAGTAAGCTAAACCCATTAGTTGAACCTCGCCACCATATTTTGGTGCGGGGTTTTCATTTGTCCCGACACTAAAATAGTAAAAGTTTTGAGGGTAATTAGTGGACGGTAATAAGGATTCTGATCCTCGTGTCAAGACCCTGCGCAAGAGACTTGGCAAAGCATCAGATTTAATAACAAACGACGCGTACCTACCTATGTTTCGAAACCGGCAGATACGCTATCCCAAAGAGTTCGAAGAGAGCCTGATTCAAGCTGCACGCAAAAAAGACCCAAAGCGATGGCTAGCTAAAGTATGGTCGTGCGAAAACATGATAGCCTCTGTGAAGATGCTGGCTAAATACATCGCACGGCGAATAGCTGAACACGCTAAGGAGGTTCATGACGCCAAAGTGGCTAAACAGATGAAGCGGATAAATCCAGCTGGACTATTGAAGCTGGCTGAACTTAAAAAGCAGCGTAAGTCTACAGCTGGTAATTTACTGCTATAG